CTCGCATAGGAGCAGACTTCTCTTGAATAGTACGCATTAGAGAGCGTACACCAGAGTCAGACAGGAAGAGCACATCACCGCCAGTAACAACTACAGAGTCACGAGCTAAGCAGCCAATGCCTGTAATAGCATCTGAAAGCTTTAAGTTGTTGGGGTCTGTAGCACCAGAGTAGATCAGGATCTGTCTACGTCCAAAGACTAAAAGGAATCCGTTGTGAGCGGCTAAGGCTACAATCTCATCTGCACCGTCAGGCCAGATCTGGGAGACATCCAAAGTACCTGAAGTTCCTGTGTTCAGGACATGACCAGCTAAGAGATCAGAGAACTGAATAGTGCTCTTAACTGTGCTGCTAGTGGCTGACCATGTACGGCCATATGCACTGATAACACAGTTGTTGTAGGCTACAGTGCCTAAGTATCCTGACTTCTCAGAGATACGCTTATATTTTGTAGGGTCAGTTGCGGGATCATACACCAAAGGCTCATGTCCCATCTGATACATATAGAGGCATCCGTTTAAGGGTGCCATTTGCCAGTTGCTATCTGTGATTGTCGGAGCCGTGCTAAGGCCTCCGTAGGTAAGTTCAGTAAGCGTAGAACCAGATAACTTAAACAGTTTGTTGTTACCTGCAGCAATGATGTGAGAGGTGCCTTCTGTGTCGATTAACTCCCAGATAGACTTCACATTAGCTGTACTCAGAGCAGCATTGGTGGAGTGTGCAGGAGTCCATCCCTTACGAGCACCAATACGACCAAACTTATCAATTACACAGTTGTTAGCTACAGTAGCAAATCCATTCTCAAGGGTCACAGAACTGTCCTGTGTGTTCAATCCCATGAACCCCGGAGCAGAGATAGATGTTGTTAATAGCTTAGCAACCATTATTAGACACTTTCCCAGACCACATCTTCATTGTAACGATTACGCTCAATAGCGATCTCATCGGCCAATGCAAGACGATACTGTTGATAGATTTCGTTGAAGGATGTACCACCATCCTCTCCACGCTCACCGATGGCTTTAGCATATGCAAGAAGCTGGACTAGGTGAGGAGGAGTCTTGATGATGTCGCTGTTGCTAGACAGATCAGCCTGAGGAATATTCAGGTCGAAGCGTAACTGATATACTCCATCAGGGCGAGGCCAGACATCAACTTGAGTGTCTCCTGAAGAGTCAACTCCATTATAGTTATAGTAGCAAGGAGCAGCATTCTGGATAGTTCCTAAGTAGTACTGACGATCAATCCAGTTAGCAGGAGCTTGTACGACTTCAATGTCCTGAGTGTCATTCAAGACTTGGTGAGTACGGAATCGTTGACCAGAGCCTGTGATGCTGTAGTTACGAGTACCTGCTACGGTAGGGACAACGATAGTCTGGTTAAGAGCCTGCCACATGGTAGCATTCTCAACTTCCCTCTTAGCATCGTTGACAAAGACACCAATTAAGGAACTATAAGGGGTATCACTTACCGACGATACTTCATTTTCACGTAAACGTACAAGGACGTTGTTAACAAGTTGTAGATAGGTTGTAGCCATCCTTATAATTCCTTATTACTTTATACCAATAGTATACCAGATTTTTGTAATCCTGTCAAGTACACAATTCTAAGTATTACTTTTTCTTCTTCTTCTTAGACTTACCAGCCTCAGACAGAGCAATAGCGATAGCCTGCTTACGGTCAGTCACCACAGGGCCGCCTTTGCCACTATGAAGAGTACCTTCTTTGTACTCTTTCATAACCTTACGTACTTTATTAGGTTTCTGTTTCATGTTGGGTAACCCATTCTCTTCTCTTTAGCCTTCATTGCCTTAGATTCTTTTTTCTCATGCATCTTCTTTGCTTTCTTTGATGCATACTCTTCAGCTTCTTTCTTACCTTTAGCTGTGTAAGGAAACTTCTTATTCGCTACCATCGGCATCTTTATTCTCCTTGTTACGTCTAAACATACATTGAACAGTGTCAGTCTCCCATATACGAATGGCAGTCCACACAATTGTAAGGATTGCAGCTATTGCAGGTAACAATTCAGCCAAAGTCCCCACAACGGTGAGGATTGATACGGCATCTCCGATTTGCTTAACTTGTTCGTCAGCTTGAAGAGCCATTATTGTTTTCCTTTAAGTTCATTGACATGTTTCCAAAGTTCAGTGACTTGCTTATCATAACCTTTTTCAAGATAGTCTACCCGAACTTTAATAGTGACCGCATAGGCTGCTATTGCTACAATCGCTGCTCCTAAGTACCATAATTTTCCTAGGAGTTCGATTGTTTCCATAATTTTATTACATACCCTCGTACCATCCACCTGCCCATCCACGGACAGGATTGTTAGGAACAACAACGTACTGTCTCAAAGACTCAGGTAGCTCCGAGTAATGTAATCGTACGTTGACATGATGCCCTGCGATAGCTGCCATTTCCTGCGTCTGCATATCACCCTGCTGGATCATGTTACCTGTGGGCTTGTAGATGGTTCCGATTACGTCAAAGTCTTTGCCATGCGTATCTAACCACTTGCGCTTTAGAACGGGTTCTGCTGGCTCTTGACCGACTTCCACGGTCTGTGGTTCGTATTCGTACTTTACCCATCCGCAAGCATCAGCAGCAGTCCACCATGTAGCTTCGTCGGGTAATTGGAGTCTGTAGTCGTTCATGTTGTAAGCCCCACAATTTGTGCTGAAGTTGCTTTAGCTGGATAGTACGAAACCTTACGCAAGCATCCGTTCATGTTTTCCGAAGCGTCTGACGCAGCACCAAATCTCATAACTGAAAGCACAGGCACTGTTCCGGAAGTATCTGTTTGTATTGCGCCGCCATTAAACGATGCGCCGAAATCATTAACCTTGTACCCTGCTCCAACCTTGACAGGGTAACTAGCAGACACTGGCGTATAAGCCTGTGTCGATGAATTTGTAACAACCGCAAAGTTTTTTGTAGTTCCAGATGCTTCTGCGGCTATTTGAATTCTGTTCGATTCTGCACCTGAATCAATTTGAGCAAAACGCTTTGCAGTATTAGCGGCTGAAGTTGATGCCTCAGCGTACAACGTCCCCTCACCATTGTTAAACCAACTACTAAAGTTCGTCCCCGTCATGCTGGCAGCATCTGCATTGCGGGTTACAGATGAGGCTACGGTGGGTATGTAGGAAGTAGCGAAGGAGCCTGCTTCTAGTTGCCCGCCCCAAACGTAGATGCCGTTAAAACCGTCGCCGGCATATGTTGGGAACACAGTTAAGTTGCTAAGAGTTGTATTCGTATATGGCCCAAAAGAAAAATAAGTTGTTATAGCCCCAAGCGTTCTCGTTACTGTGCAACGATACCAACCATTTCCAACCGATGTGATTGAGGCAATACCAGCAACCGCCTCTTGAAGAATTGTTCCGTTGGACAAATCAAATTGCACCATTTCATAATTGCTTCCACTGTAAAGGGCAGCAAGCAATCTTGAGCGTTCACCTGCTTTTGCGTATATGGATGCCGTGTATGTTCCAGCCGATACCACAATACCAGCATTAGGATATGAGTAATGCCCACCACTTGTTGTATTTGCTGCTACTTTGTCTCCTGTTAGCGTTCCATCAGGTGCAATAATTGTGTTTGTGGTTACATTTATATTATTATTGTTCCAATACGCATTGCCTAAATCTGCCGAGTAAGTAAGCGAATTCGTCCTCGCCTCCTCTATCAACAACCCCAGAGACTCACCCGTGGTTGGGTTGTGGTCAAACCTAGCCTGCCCTGCTGCTGCTGTCTGTAATACAGGGATGTAGTTGGTAATGGCTTGTGTGGTAGTGGCTGTGTAGGCAGTGGCAGAGGAGCGTTGTTCTAGTTGTGCGCCCCAGATGATGCAAGTTGTTGCATCTGTTGACCCATCTGTTTGACCGATTACAACAAACCATGTGTTGCCTGCGGTTAAAGTCCTAGAGACAGTAAAGCGAGTCCATGTGGTGGTGAGGTTGCAGGTCGTAGTCGTTGAAGTAGCTCCCCATGCGCCATCCAAAAGACTTAGATAGACTTTCCCAGTGCCGCTTGCGACACGGGCGTAAATGCTTGCTGTATAAGTGCCTGTTGTAGAAGTGGACGCTTGTTGAGCCTTGCTAACATTAGATCCACTAGTGGGATTAAGTGTGTCTGCGGTAGTGGTTCCATCCGGAGCCGTATCGGAATTAGCAGTAACTGTTGCAGAGCCAGTCCACGAAGCGTTATCAAACGTCTGTGACTGAAGAACCAAATTCTGCTCTGCCTTCGCCGTGGTCACACCATCGTAGTAGGTAGCTGTCGTCGTGCGGGTAAAGGTAATGCGTGGGTCTAATACCTTGCTATTTGCAAAATCCAAAAGCAGTGATGGGTTGATGCTTGGGTATAGGGATGCAATGCTCATGTCTTAAACTCCAAAGATCTCAACAAGGAAACGCCCTGCTGTGTATGCCGTTGTGGTTGTTCCACCGCTTACCATGTAGATGTATGAACTTGCCGCTGGATCACCAGCAAAAAAACCAACAGTCCCTAGTGCCTGCGTTCCCGTTGCAATAAGCAGCGTTTCCGTTAATCCTGTAACCGCATCATCTTGCACACCCGTTCCTTCTGTTGCCGAGTAAATGCCAACACTTGTACTTCCTCCTGCTGGCAACTCCAAGCATGTCATTCTGCCGCCCATAGCCGTAAACCCTGCTGGCAACTGAGCGACATATGCTGGTTGTTTTGCGCTATTTACTGAGGTTGAGTCACTGCCAATAATATCGCCTGCCGTACCGCCACCCTTTAGCCCTGTTAAGTCCATCACAATCACTACAGACTTAACACCATCATTGTTTTCGTAAGTTCCTTGGCAGATTGCACCTGTGCCTAGTGTGATACCCGCTCCAGGCTCTAGTGCTACCGTTGTCGTGTCGATAAAAGCCATAGCCCCCAGATACTGATTCAGAGGTATTTCGTTAGGGGCAGTTCCAATGTCGGTCTGTGTAACAACTGGGTAGGTTGCTTCGGTTATAGAGGTGCTTGCCGTAAGGGTAGTGAATGCTCCTGTGTTCGGTGTAGTGGCCCCAACAGTACCGTTGATATTGATGGATGCTGTGCCGGTAAGGTTTGTGACCGTTCCAGACAAGGGAGTTCCTAGCGCACCACCGTTAACAACAAAAGCACCTGAGCTTCCAGTGTTTACCCCCAACGCAGTTACAACGCCCGTTCCTGTTGTGAGATTGGTAAAGCCACCACTACCGTTACTTGCTAGTAATTGATTAGCGGAACCAGAAGTCGCAGGCGCATAGTCCGTACCAGACACAGCAGCCGCAATCACACCCGTAGAAGCCTTAAGCAGACCCGTGGTTGTCGCTGCCTTTATGAGTTTCCCTGTCGTACTGTCAAAAAGCGCAATCTGACTATCTGTTGCAGACGCAGGCCCGACTACATCGCCAGACCCACCCCCACCGCCACCTGATACCGTATCCCAACCTAGTGCAGTTCCATTCCACTTTAGGTATGAGTTAGTAACAGTTGGTGCTGCAACGAATGTTGTCGTTCCTGATGCAGACTGATAAGGGACTCTGTTAGCCGCTCCTCCTGCAAGGTTCGTGGCTGTAGTTGCAGATGTTGCGTTTGCAGCAGTGCCAGTAATACTGATGTCCCAAGTGCCAGAAGCACCTGATCCCGTGGTAGATGGGACACTAAGGTTTGTACGCGCATCAGCCGCTGTAGAGGCTCCAGTACCACCGTCAGCAACAGCAAGATCAGTGATACCTGATATCGTTCCACCTGTGATAGAAACAGAGCTTGCCGACTGTGTAGCAATAGATCCTAAACCTAGATTGGTTCTAGCGTCTGCTGCTGTAGAAGCCCCTGTACCGCCATCAGCAATGGCAATATCAGTGACTCCTGTAATCGATCCTCCGGTAATAGAAACACTGGATGATGCTTGAGTTGCTATAGACCCTAAGCCTAAATTAGTTCTTGCTGTTGATGCAGATGCTAAGTCTGAAAGATTATTAGACCTAAAAGCATAAGTTGTATCTGCTCCGGTTGCAGTAATACCAAGATTGGTTCTAGCATCAGCGGCTGTAGAGGCTCCAGTACCTCCATCAGCTACCGCTAAATCTGTAATACCAGCGATACTACCACCAGTAATAGCAACAGCACTGGCTTCTTGGTTACCAAGCGAACCAACAATTTTCTGTACCGCAGCACCGTCACCAACATAAAGTTTTTTATCCGTGACATTAACTGCCAATTCTCTTTCAGCAAGCGTTAAAGGCTCTGCTGCCGCTGTGCTAGATCCTTTTATCTTGATCGTAGGCATTATTAATCCTCTTTGGTATTCTTAGTAACCTTTTTGGATTCTACTTTTTTATCTTCTTGTTTAACTTCTTCGTATTCTTGATGCTTACGCATCTGTTCAATGTCGTATTCCCACTCAAAGCCTACTACCGTTCCTGATACTTTACATTTAAAATAAACCATAGTAACCTCAATATATAATTAGAGGGGCTGTGTAGCCCCTCTATAGCCTATTTAGGCAGGTACTGCAATGGGGAACATCGAAGTTGGAACACTTGATAGATCACCCTTACGAAGGAGAGCAACACCGTAGAGCATGTCAGCAGTGTATAGCGTAGATAGATACTCTTGCTTATACTGAGTCTGCGAACGAATGCCCATTTGCTCTGCAAGCACTGCTGCATCTTTGTGGAAGATCAAAGCAATACGTGCAGCACCGGTAGCGGTATCACACTGAGGTGTAACAAACACTTTGATGCCATAGACATCACCGATCTGACCGTTACGGATGGTGTTACCACCAGCAGTTTCACCGACAAAAGCTTGCTCAGTAAAGCGAGCAATACCCATCAATGTATTACGGCTGGAAGGAGGAACAACGAGAACACGGTTATCCATAGGAACATCGTTGTCATCCAAACGCTGGATCATACGACGAATACCGCTATCAGTTAGTGCTGATGCGTTAGGAGATGCGCTGTTGTAAGCAGTGCTACCATCACCACCAATGTATGCGTTAGCATAGGCAGCTGTACCAGCACCGTTGTTTGACGAACGACCAAGCTGGATAAGGTCGGTATCAACCTGACGAGCAAGTGCATAGCCTGCGTCTTCAGTGTAGAAACGACGAAGTGAAGACAAAGCTTGTACTTCAACGATATCTTCGATGAAGCGGCTATATTCGAAGTGCTTGTTCAAAAGAACTTGAACTTCAGTCTCAACATCAGCCTGGATGGTAACAGCAGTATTAGCAGCTTTAGCAGCAGCAACACCACGGGTAGGAACGGGAATATGAAGTGTGTCGCCTTTCTTACCTTTCATGCTCATCTTGTTGACGAGATTCGCCATAACAAGAGCTTTCTTGTAAGAAGCAACAATTTCATCTGACCAAATTTCAGGGATAAATTTATCCGCATTGGTCTTGTTAACGATGGAGGAACTACCTCCAGGATAAGTAACTGCAGCCATTTTAAACTTCCTTTAAAAATTAAGTTATCTAACACGTCCTTCAGCATATGCCTTCATAATATCTGGTTGAAGGTACATATAGCGATCAGGATCAGTCATTTGGAGCCGAATAAGATCTGCTCGACGATATATTTTATTGCTCGTTTCACCGGTACTACCACTAACTGCCATTGTAGCTGCTTTCAAAGTTTGTTCATTCTGCTGTTTAAGTTGCGTTGCTGCATTGTCTACAGCTTCTTTCTTAGCATTTTTAATAACTTTAAAAGTACTAAGCAACTCATTAGCAGAATCAAAATCAAATTGTTTATCTGCTGCTATCAACAATCGTTGACGTACTGGTGACTCGTTAACCCAACCAGCAAACTCAGGATCTTTTGCAATATCTAAGTAGTCTGGGTGAGCTTGAGCTAACCTGTTTGCAGTTTGCATTCTAGCCACTTCTGACGCAGCTACTTGAGCTTGACGTACAGCAGGGTGTGAGGAAACTGCTTTATTTACTGCCTTCACAGGATCGGCAAAAAAATCAACATCATCTTCGACGGCTGCAGGTGTTGTAGCCTGTTGTGGAGTGATTTGCCTTTTGATTAAAGAATCAGCCAGTTTACGAACTTCACCAACTTCTTGTGCTTGACGACCAATAAGCTTTTCAGCTTCTTGATGCATCCGTATAATATCGTCTAACGATTTACCCTTGTACTTCTCAGGGATCGCAGGTTCTTCCTGAGTTGGTGCTTCTTCAGTTTTAGCTTCTTCAGCTTGAAATTCGTCCTGTACTTCTTCGCTATCAATAGAATCTACAAATTCAGCCATCTGCTTCTCCTAGTCGGGTTTAACCCAATTGTTAGGAATGTTAAAATGTCTAAGGTTACCCTTCATAATAGGACTTAGACTCCGCTACTTTGGTAGCCTCTATGTGGTTTTTAGTCCAACGATCTGCTGCTGTTGGGAAACTACCGCTATAGCCCTCTAGTTTGATCCTTGGTGCTGTTAACCTCTTATACGCTACCTCATTACAGTGAGGGCAATCTACCGCACCCACCAATAAATCTACAAAGTGTTCACTCATGTGTCCTTGTGAGCACTCATAATCATTCATTACTTTCATGTTGGAGATCCTCGTAGACTTTTTCTGACATTGCTTTTAGCGTCAGGAGCCAATCTAGGATGTCTAGTTGACCTTGTTTAAAGTAAAGATCTTCAGTTGTTTTGATGGAAGACACTTTATCAATGCTTTCTCTGATGTTCTGAGCATCTTCTAATAGGTCAAACCACCCTTGTGATGCAAACATACTGAATCTATCTTCATAGTATCTTTGTAATTTTTCATCCATGTTGTAATTTTACCACATTTTTTTATTTTTGTCAAGTTTTTAGTTCATAGCATCTTGACGAGTTTGTTCTCTGACAATATTTACTTTAGAGTCTATGTCTTTCTCTTTCAACATTAACTCAGCAATCTTAACCCTACGTTCAAATTCTCTATTAGGATCATCAATGTTGGTAGACGCAGCTTGAACAATGTCAACACGTAGCTTTTCAGGCATCAATTGAGCCTCTACAGAGGCTTTTTGAGCTTCTGCTGTAGCTTTCTGTGCTCTGGCTTGTTTTTCCTGCACATCAGCCTGCTGAGTGGCTAATTGAAGCTGTGCTGATTGCTGTTGAAGCTGTTGTGCTGCAGGATCAGGCTGTGACATCTGAGTAAGTTGAGCTAACAATGATTCTCTGTTTGGTAAAGATGAAGATTCAATGATTCCTTGCAACAATACGGGTGTAATAGGACTGTTTGGTCCTAGTGTTGACATTAAAGCCATCATTTGAGCCTGTTCAAACTCTCTAGCAACCATACCCATAGTAGCAGTAGCAACAAAATCAAAGTCTTTTACTGGGTAACGGTTAGGAGCAAACTGCATATAACGCCATGCTGCCTTTTGAACGAACGGAATAAGGAAATCTTCTTGGAAATTAATCAAAGCTCTACGATTTTTCTTTAACAAAGACCCTATAGCCATTGCTAAACCAGCTGTTGCTGCCTCTCCACCAGATACTTGAGCAGGTAAATTAGCTGAATCAAGTGTACCTGTAGCCTGAAGCATCATTCTTTCAAAGATTTGTGCTGTTTCGATGTTTGATTTGTCAGTAACACCAAACTTTAAAGGCTGTAGAATCTCACTAGGAGAGCCATTTGTTAGGATACTCTTTCCTGGTTTGATCTCAAACTTAAAGCCTCTAGGCATTCTTGTAGCATCCATACCCATCATAGGTGCTGATGTATAACCTAAGCTATCTACGTGACTACGAATCTGTGCATCAACAGCTTTTTGCATGTTGTATGCTTTTTCAGCAGTTCCTCTACCCCAGAAACGACCAGGAACACTATCAGCCTGTGCTGCAATAACGGCTCTGTCTTGCATCATAAAAGGATTAGGCTCTGCTTTTAGTAAAGTAGAACCATTAGCAATAACAACTAAAGCCTCTACAAGATCTGTATAAGAGTCTTCTTCACTTAATGTAAACTTTTCAGGATCTTCTAACAGTGCTTTAGGTACTAATCCATAGTATCTGAGCAATAACACCCTATCTTGTTGTGGGTATGTTAGTTCTTGTGTTTCCTCTAAATCAGTATCAACAGGTGCATCATCAACATAAACATCTTTGTAAACACCATTGGCTTGTGCCTGAGTTACTACATGCCTACCAACAAACTGTTCAATAGCACATCCCATTGCTTCTTCAATAGTTTGTGCATCAGGATCAATCAAGAAGTTCTTTGGATTAACAGGTTGTAATGCTACTGATATCCTATTGTTCTCAGTAACACCAATCATATTTAGTCCAGGCCTTGCTGAAGGCTGTGTACTAGGTGATAAGTTCTTTACTTGTTTAACAACAATCTCACCAATCAAAGTACCGTATAGCTCACCATAGGTAATGATCTGGCTAATACTTTTACGTACCTTATCTTTCTTAAAATCTTCGATAAGATTACGTCTTAACACCTCTATATCAGCTTTGTCTTGATCTGCGATGTCATCACTGATATCAAAGAACTCTGATTTACCGAACACAGCTTCTTCAAGTTCTGCTTGTTTGTTGTCTACTGCTTGCTGCAGTGCAGGACTGATAAGCTTTGATCGCTCTGATGATCGTGTCTTATCTTCATCAGCATAAACACCACGCCATAAACGCTCATACTCTTGCCAACGAGGTAAATAGTTCTCATCTCGATGATCTCGCCAGCGATCACATTTATCCATCACAAACGCTACTAAAGCATTTTGTGGTGTGGTTTCTGATTCAAAATTCATAGTCAATATCCTGATATTGGGTCTAGGACTTCAAACTCTTCTTCATCAATCTCTTGATGCCAGTTAGCGGTTTGAATTTGGTCAATATAGCTTAAAGCATCAATCAAATCATCATGAGTTTTTGAGTCAGGGAATAACATAAGCTGATCGATGAACTCTCTATTCCATTCACCTTCATTTAGTACAATCCTACCGTGTTCAAAACGTCCTTGTAATGACCAAACAATCCTATCTACTTTCTTCTTATTACCATGTGTTAGTTCTTCAATCCTGGGAAAGAATCCATTCCTTCTCATCAAATCATGTAGATAAGGCATTACTGCATTCTTTAGTGCTCCTTTCTCAATACCAACACAAGTAGCACCGTAATCTCTAGCAGCTTTGAGTATCTTTACTGCTGTTTCTCGTACATCCCAACGACCATACTGTATATCAGCAACCCACCAACCTTTAATATTAACTTTAGCAATGGCTATTGCTGTTTGATCAAGTTTCTTATTCTTTGTTTGATTCGTCTGAGATGAATCCGTAAAACCACATAGATCCACCGCAATGAAGTAGCTACCTTCTTCAGGTTCTTCGTCACTAATCTTGATCCATTCATCTTTGAAGATCTCCGATTGCGCTGCCTCAAACGATGCCATGAACTCTTGTCTAAAAGCAAAGCTAGACATTGATCCTCTAGCTGCTTCAATCTCTGCTGGATCTAATAATGGATTATCAAAGCTAGTAAAGTGCCATGCTTTGTAATGCTCATCTTTTCCACTATCACCTAACTTGTACAACTCATAAAAGTGATTTCTACCCATTGGTGTTCCTATGAACATTGCTCTACCCTTCTGATCCGCTAAAGCAGGTCTAAGGATTTGTTCGAACACCTGTGGCTTCATATCTGCGTACTCATCCATCACCAAGTACTTTAAACTAACACCACGCATTGTCTCTGGTCTGTCAGCACCCTTCAGTGATATCATCGCTCCATTCACTAAAGTAATCTGCATATTGTTCACATGACTACCTTTAATGACTGTGTGGCCTAGCTCTAACAACGTAGTCCACATGATATCTCTAGCTTGACCCTGCGTAGGTGCTACATACCAGACATGACCTTTCTCAGTCTGTAAAGCCTCTATAATCAATGTCCAAGCTGCTAACCTAGATTTACCTGTACGTCTACCAGCAGCAATAATCTTAAACCTTGTAGGATCTTTGAAGACTTCTTGTTGCCAAGGAAGAAGTTTAACCTGTAAATCCATCTTCTTCTTCCTCTTCAGCTGTTTCTTCTACTTCTTCATAATCAATCAATGTTGTCTCAACATCTACTGGTTCGTGTTCAATCATCTCTACTGGGTTCTCATTCACTCCAGTAATATTAATGGTAATGGCTCTGGAGCCTCCAGCAATGCCTTTATCCTCAAAATAAGACACTGGTAACATCCTATCAACACACAACTTTAGTGCTGCCATCTGATCCTTATCATCATCATTCAATGCCTTATGCACTATCTTTCTGATGATAGCCTGTGAGTGTGTTAGCAACAACGAAGCTGTTAATTCTTTAATCCTTGCTGCTTCACCAGGAGGTCTGCCTCTTTTAGCTCTTTTAATGTACTTCTTTACTTCTTCTTTTTTAGGTCTTCCTCTTTTTCTTTTTTTGACAGGCACTTTCTTTTCTTCATTGACTGCCAAAACATCCTGGCTGACCAATGAAGGTAGCGGACAAGACTCAGTTTTTAATTCGGACATCGCTACCTCTATATAGTTTCTCTGCCGGAAGGCAGGACTGTAAGGTGTATATAATTTTATGTATCTACAATGTAGTGTATGACGATTAGTTATAAGTCTATTACTGAATGGTTCTTATACAATGTTTTGTTCATAGCCTACATAGAAGAGTATATTATAGCATATTTTTTTAAGTTTGTCAAGTTACTTCTTTTTATTCAGTGCAGAGTCTGTGTTTTAACCAGTGCAGACTACACATCAACCAAGGCTATAGCGGGACTCCATTAACATGGTATCTTAGGCTCCGCAGAGGCTTCATAGTTAACCTATTGATTTTAAAGAGATTTCTTAATAGTAATGCATTATCATTAACATTGTTTATTTTGCTTTTTTTTGTGGCTAAGTAGTTTTCCTATTTTGCTCTTTTTTGTGGCTAAGTAGCACCACAACAATTTACACTACAACAACACCCCCTCCCCCTATGTCGTATACTGTATACAGAATACAATAGAGATTGTCGCTAGGATGACAATTCAGTATACAAAGTCATAGATTGTCACTACGACGACAATTCATTATATGAAATCATAGATTGTCGTTAGGATGACAATTGAGTCTGTGCTGGATCTGTGCAGGCACAAGAGTGTATCAGTGCAGCATCCTACAGAGTACACTTGACTGATACCTACAATGACACCCAATGACACCCTATTGATACACCTAAGACTTTACAGACTGTGCAGATGTTCCACGTGAAACTGTTGTATTCGAACAACACTACCATTCATCCTGGGTTATTGTCCGTTCATCGGATAGTGCTGAAATGCCATTGAAATATGTTTGAAAACTCTATAAGATGGTTTTCATCGCAACCAACAAAGGATTATCTATCATGGCAATGCAGGCAGCAGAGTATAGTAAACCTCAAGTCAAAATCAGCGTTACATCAAAGCTTGACGGCATTCGATCATGGTCCCTTCAGGCACTAGATACTTGTCCGGGTTCGAAGGCTAGCGATGGATCCTTAGTTGATGCTTGTAAAGGCTGTTATGCAACCACAGGCAACTACAATTTCGCTAACGTCAAAGCACCAAGGATTCACAATCGTGAAGATTGGCAGCGTGATAGTTGGGTTGATGACATGGTCAAAGCTTTAGACTCTGATCGATATTTTCGCTGGTTTGATAGCGGCGATATGTACGCTTTAGGGTTAGCAGAGAAAATGCTTCAGGTCATGCAGCGTACACCATGGGTAAAGCATTGGTTACCGACTAGAATGCATAAGTTTACTAAGTTTCAAGCTATCATTGACCAGATGGATGCATTGGACAATGTTGTTGTCCGTAGATCATCGGATTCTATTGTCGGTGAGGTACTCGATGCACCATGGTCTAGCACTATTGCAACAAGCTTTAATGCTGATAACATCAAAGTCTGTGAAGCATATCAGCATGAAGGTAAGTGTAACGGCTGCCGTGCATGTTGGGATAAATCAGTAAGCACTATTGGCTATATCGCTCATGGTGTTAAGATGTCAAAAGTAATCAAACTCAAAATCGCATAAGGATATCATCATGCTTAATAAATTATGGCAAGCTTACAAGTTGGTGTACGTAGTGAAGAAAACTTCATCAACGAGGTTTATCACGGCTTACACTGCCAAGGGTAGAATCAACGGAATTATGATCAAACGAGGTTTTCTTAGGTCAATAATACGTGTACCATTGTCCGGTGATGTTACAGTGTGGAATCATCATATTAAGATTGTACATCATCAACGTATCAGCAGTAGACAATACATGAAAGGATAATCTAATGGAAAACTTTAAG